TCTCGATATGCTATAACATCCTCCTCATAAAACTCACTTGGTATTACCAATGCATCAGTGGGTGCATTGAAGGTACTTATATCAGTTGGTGATGCAGTACCTTCTTTTTTGCCTGTGTTATCTAGCCAATCCTCTCTGAGTGATATTGGCTCTACTCCGTTCTGCCATACCTGAATAGAAAGATAAGCTGCACCCTCAGGACCAATAAATGCTTTATGCTCCATGCCTGGGGATAGTCTTAACTTATCCATTATCTTCCTGCCACCAAAACGTAAACCGTCGAACTCAAAAGCAATGTCTCCACCCAAATGTACCTGCATCACGTCTACGTCAGGGTGTGAATGAGACAGTATAATGGAATTTGGTGCAATTATGAATAGCTGTACCTGATTCCTGCCTTCTCTGAATAGTGTCATACCAGATAATGACTCAGAGAAGTCAAGTGTTTTAATTTCTGGTACTTTGAAAGGTGTATTGGCAAGCCAAAACGATGAGAACTGTAGTAACTCGTTGTATATTGTGTTATCTCTATTTATATCGCCCATTCTTACACTATTCCTCTGTTATGTAGTGTGTAATCTATTGGTTTATTTCCATAGCCCCCTATAACTCTTTCTCCTCCGACTGCACCAAGGAACAAATATTGGAGAGCATCTCCAGCGTGAGAGTACTTGCCTTTATCAGGTTTATCTTGGAAACGGTCCTCTCCCGATACCTGCATACGTTTATATCTATAGCCACCAGCCATGGCTTTACGCACTGTCGGCGCATCAGATGTTACACGAAAGGCTGGTAACCCAGAGAAGTCAAGACGCAAGAGGTAGTCCGCTACCACCTCTCTACGTATGTCAAAGTCATTCGTATAAGTTGGGTATGCGTTAATGCCTTGGTGTGCCAAGATTTGGAAGGGTGTCTGTTCATCAGTTTGAGCCCTTCCTGTACCAGCAGGGTCACCATATATCTCAATTGTGTCAAATGTTATGTAACGTGTATTAAGGCGCTCTTTCAAGAGTTTACCAAAAGAGACAGCTCCCATATCAAATGTACAAAGCTCATCAAAGATAATGATAGCACCCGCAGGGGTTATTTGCCCAAAGACTGCAGCAGGTGTTAGGCCAAAGTCAATACCAATGTATAAAGTTTTATTCTTATCAGGTTGGTAAGGAGTTTCTTGATAATGTGTATTGTCATTATACTCTGGATATACAGGCCTACCATTAGCAATAAAACCATATATGCCATGGACATATACGTCAATCCAATCTTTAGTCTTACCTGCCATCAGATTTTTATAGTAATTCTTAGGTAGATTTTTTATATTCTCAGCATTTTTAGCTAGACCACTAGGCTGATGGAATATTATATGGTTATCTGGTTTAGTTTCTTCAAATAAGTGATAATACCAATGGTCAGAGTCAGGTGGGTTTGTATCAATTATTACACCAAAGAATGTTGGTTGTACACCAAGGACAGGTGGTGGATAGCGTCCAACACGACTTTGTACCATGTCAACAACTGATTTAGCAATTTCACGACCCTCATTAACCCAAGCTGCAGTTATTTCTAATGATAGTAATTTTTTAATATCATCAGGCTTATCTAATGCTCTGAATAAAAATTCTACTTCCATTTCAGTTCCATCTGGTAAATATTGGTTTAATTGGAACGACATATTTAATGTTGACCAATGTCCTGATTCTTTGTCTATCCATGTAAAGAATGTAGCAATAGTTGTGTCTAGCAATTCGCGGTAGGTGTTGCGTATGATGGCAAATTTTGTTCTTCTTACTCTCTTAGTAATTTCGCCATTGTCATTTAGCTCTATGGATGGCTCTTGTTCCATAGCAATCATAATTAGCTCTAGTGCACACGTTACGCTCTTTCCTGATCCTATTGGTCCAATAATAGTGCGTACGAAGCCTTTATCTATATCTCTAGCTTCGTGGAATTTTTTACCTGTTGGACTGGGTACATAGATCATGTCTATTTAGGTTCAGTTTTAAATAATTTATTCTATCATATTATATAGATTATGTCAACTATTTTTTTATTTATTTTTTATTTACTATTTATTTTTTTAGTTTACATTTTATATGCAGTATACTAAAAAAATTTTTTTATTTTTTATTTACTATTTATTTTTTATTTTTTATTTACTATTTATTTTTTTTTTCAGTTTACATTTTATATGCAGTATACTAAAAAAATTTTTTTTTCAGTTTACATTTTATATGCAGTACCGTATGTCTCTCTTCTTCTTTCTTTTTAGCCCCCGGCCGGGACTTCTAGAGAGCTTGGACCCACACACTTCACTTGAACTTCGACCCACAGACTTCAAACTGAACTAAGAATGATTCTCATTCTTAACTAAGAATGATTCTCATTCTTAACTAAGAATGATTATCAGTATTTTCTTAACTAAGAATGATTATCAGTATTAGCTCCCGTCGGGACTCCTGGTTGGTTGGTGTGGGCGATGGGGTCTAACATTTATTTTACATTTATTTTCGATTTGAGGTATCTTTATTTCGTATACAATCTATAATTATAATATGGATCAGATTAGGGATCCATAAATGTACCATACCTAAATTAACGTGAGAGTCAAAATGAAAAAATCAACCAAAAAAGCCGAACCAATGATGGCGGTAACTCCAGATGTAGTTGCGTCAGATGTAATTGTGTCAATTCCAGAATCAATTCTGATTCCAGAATCAATCCCAGAATCAATCCCAGAATCAATTCTGATTCCAGAATCAATTCTGATTCCAGAATCAATTCCAGAAGTAGTTGAAGTAAAAGTCAAGAAACACATCAAACAAGGTAAAGTCTCTGTAAAGATCGGGGATGACGTTTATCCTTCAATTTGTCAGATGATGAAAGCCAGGAATATCCAAGATCATGGATCCACTAATTGGTCTACCATTAGAAATTCATTGAAGAGAGAAAAGCAATGTTGGTTCAAGATCGGCAATCAATCGGTATTGATCGAATCAATTTAATATCAATCTGAGAGAGAGGCTTCGGCCTCTCTATTTTTGTCTTGGAGCATATCATGTGTGACCTATCATCTGTTGACATATTTATTATTTGGATTTTCTTAATCGCCGCACTAATACGATTAAGTTAAGACCATTCAATTGAGTTGAGAATGATTCTCATTATCATTATCATTCTTAAGTCAAATCAATTCGAGTCAAGTCAGAGTGGGTGGGCGGTGACAGTGATTTTTATATTTAGCTCATATATCTTGTATTAGCATTGGTTAATACACATCAATTTGAATCAATAAGATCTGGTCCTCGCATCTCAATTATTAAGGTGCTTCTGTTCTTATTATTGTCTTTTATTTCTAACGATCTTAGGTCCGGCATACACTTTTTAAGTATGGTTGTCATAATGCCGATCTGTATTTGTAACCTAGGCAAGTCTTCTATAGCACAGGTTTTTGATTCATTAGCGATGGTCAAAAGAGAGATAATTGCGGCTTCTGGATCTAGTTTTTCTCTCAATTCTTCTGCTCTTAATCCCGATTTTACCTTCTTTTCATTAAGTATCTGTAATTGAATTTTATTCAATACATCATTAAAATCATCATTGTAGGTCATAAAATCATCATTTTTACCATGAAATTCGTGTGAAAAAAGACCAAAGACCAATGAGATTTGTATGATCGAAAAAATCATCGCTAACTCGTTGATTTCATTGAAGAAAAAATTAGAACCATTAGAACCAATAGAAAATCATCTTTATATATATAAATAGAGAAACCCCTATTTTCATTTTCAAATCTCTATTTATATCAATATATTGGTCTTTTGGTTCTAATTAAATAATATAATAATGAAATCAATAAGATACGAACTTATTTTTATAACCATTTCAACTCTCTCCCTGGTTCCTTCCTTGGTCTTTTGGTTCTAAAAAATCAAAAAGATCAATGAAATCAATTCTTTATAAAAAATCAAAAAAGATCACTGAAATCAATAGTGTTTATCTAGTGTTTATCTAGTG